CGTCGGCCGACCTTAGCGCGCTGCTAGGCGCAGGCATCGACTTAATTTGCAATCCGCAGCCGGGTGGATCTTACTGGGGGGTCAGAGGTGGCCTAAACACATCGTCAAATGCGGCGATCAATGGTGACAACTACACCAGGTTGACGAACTATATTGCCGAGACACTTGCTGCTGGTATGGGCCTGTACGTGGGTCAGGTGATCAACAGCACCTTGTTTCAAAATGTTGCAGCGACCCAGCTGTCATTCTTAAACAATATGTATGGACAAGGGTTGCTCGGGAGCACAGACGGCTCTCTCCCCTTCAGCGTCATCTGCGATACAACAAATAATCCACTATCTCGTACGAGCCTTGGCTATGTACAATCCGATGCTCAGATCCAATATCAAGCGATCAACGAGCGCTTTATTGTCAACGTCGAGGGCGGCCAAACCGTCCAGGTCTCCCGGCAGACGTTACCAACCGGCCAAGTCAACTAGGAGATCATTGAGTGGCACTGACAGCATTCTCGATTGGCCGGGATACACAACTCGTTGTAATGGGCCCCAATGGACGGGTCGATCTCAGCCACGTCACAGGGTTCGAAAGCCGACAGATTACGAGCCCCATCCGCGTCAGCCGGCTTGACGGTACCCAGCTTGCCGCCGAACTCCCAAAGGGGTGGGAGGGAAGCTTTGACGTCGAGCGCGGAACGTCGGTACTTGATGATTTTATTTCCGCTGTCGAGCAGAACTACTATAATGGCGCTGGAATTTCTCCTGGTACAATGTATCAGTATATCACCGAGGTTGATAGTTCAGTCTCTACATATCAATTCGACGGGGTGGTGTTCAAGCTCGCGAGCGCGGGTAATTGGAAAGGGGACGCGAGTGTGAAGCAGAAACTTGAATTTTACGCTGCCAGAAAGCGGCGTATCTGATGACGCCGTCGCAAACCATTGTGCGGGAGTCGGCCCGCACCCTTACAGCGGTCGATACGAATGGTAGACGACTCTCGCTTCGTCGCCTAACGGCGCTCGACACTCTGAGACTGTTCAAGGTCGCCGGGCCTTTTCTCGCTCAAAATGAACCTTGGCTGGCTATGGCGGGCTTGGCTTTTTCAGTTTTAGAGATCGAGGGCGTTCCGGTGCCGGCACCCACCACCGAGGCTCAGATCGAAGGACTAGTCGACCGCCTTGGAGACGACGGGTTAGCAGCAATTGCCAATGTCATAAACGATGAATACCCAACCTCCGAATCGCGGGGCGATGTGGGAAACTTGCTCGGCACCCTGTCCTAATCGACTGCCTCTACCTTATTCGGCACGGGGTGCCTTTTGACGTTGCATTCTCCCTTTCGCCCGGCGAAAGAGCGGCGTATGTCATCGTGTTAGGAACTTTGGACGGACACAGCTTCGATTGGTCATCATTCGACTGGACGAGTGCCAATTTTGTTGGGGCATAGCTTTGCCTCCAGGCTGTCAGCCTACAGAGGGTATAGTCGGGTAACCCATGGATACAGCAAATGCGAAGCGGATTGCCTGGTTCATGCGGCTCCAGCGCATCTTGCAATTCCAGAGACAGCATTTGGCCCCGCGACAGGCCGCGTTGCGCCCACAAAGACCAACGAAAGATGACTTCTCCGCAGACAGTTCAAGCCATGTCGCCCTCGGCAAGTTAGCGGCATTTTCCGCGGGCCACAGCGACACCTTAGCCCGTGGATATAAACGACCCGCTTTGGTCAACGGACCGACCAACCGCTCGGGCGTGCTTGCCGCGCACATCAGAGTGCCGGCAATGAAGACGGACGTTATTAGAACGAATCGTATTCGCGATAATCCCCTGAGCGCGCTGCCTTTGATAGACGGTCTGCGAAATAGACATCAACTGCTGCCCGGGCGCAACTGGTCGCATCCGGTGGGCGGGGTGCGAATTCCAACGCGGATGGGCGATGAAGCGGATCGCTTTCTAGGCCCAACTCTGGAAATCAAACACCCTAAAATTCCGACGCAACTGCGTCCCACAAACGACCCAGCTTACAGCCCAAGCCCAACGTTAAGGCGCTCTCCTGTTAGCAACGCTCCTTCCCTTCCTGCCGTTGAAAATGCGAAGGCTTCCCGCCTCCCGAGCGCCCGATACTCTGCCGACGACATACGGGACGAAAGCTCGCTCAGAGCACGCCCTCCGCCGAAAGACGAACAATCTGGGCTAAATGGCTTTGCAAACCAAGCCTCCCAAGTTGGGCAGGAAGGTCGGAGCGGCGCTTCTGCTTATAAGCCTCAGCTGAGTAGAGCGTCGTCATCCGCCACCATGATCCATATAGACGGCTCGGTTCTGGGAAGATGGGCCGTACAGCACTTGGAACGAGCGTTGGGCAAGCCTGCCACCGGCATGACCGGCGTGGATCCGAGGGCCAGCCCACCGAGGAGCCGCGTATCGCCGTTTTAGTCATCCGCTTCGCTGCGGCAACAACACCCTGGTCATGGAAGCTGAGACCAAAGCTTGCAAAACTCCCCAATCCGACTTGGATCAATCGATCTGCAGGATTTTGAGGTTCCCCAGTCAGTCCGTTTCGGCGGACGTCACCGACTCAACGTCCATGTACTCGCGGGCGGCCGAAGAATTATCGAACGGCTCGGTCCCGACGACACCGAGATCCAGTTCCGCGGCACCTTCTCCGGACCCGCCGCCGAGTCGCGGGCCAAAGCCTTCGATAACGTGCGCCTGTCAGGCGAAATTGTCTGGTTGACTTGGGATTGTTTCAGGCGCCAAGTTATCATAAAAAGCTTCATCGCGGACTATCATAATCCCTGGTGGATCTCGTACCAAATCAGCTGCGTTGTTGCCCATCAGGCCGGCGCCGGGTCTGCCGAGAGCACAAGCATAGCTGCGATCCTATCCGCCGACCTTAGCAGCGCAATATCCGCTGCGGCAGGCTCTACTATGTCTCTGACGCCTATACAGGCGGCTCTCTCAACGTCTAACGCATTGACTGCGGGTACCGCAGATCAAAGTCAGGCAATAGCCGTCGTTGGATCGACACTCGCGACGATCAAGCAGCAGATCGATGAGCAATCTGCGACGCTCATCACTCCAATCCCGTCAAGCGAAAGTCTGGCTGACGTGGGCCAGTCGTATGTGTCCAAGGTAAATTGTGCGGCCTCACTGGCCGCTGCGGTCAATGTCAGCTCTTATGTCGGCCGCGTCGGTGTAAACATTGCGGGATCAGGTGTCTGACATGCAGACAATCACCACCATTGGCGGAAATCTATTTGAAATAGCCGCGACGAACCTCGGGAGCGCCCTGCAATGGATGAATATAGCCCGAACCAACGATCTGAGCGATCCCATGCTAGCCGGCCAAAATCAGATAATAATTCCTCCGTATTCACCCACTTTCTCCGACGGGATTGGGCCACAATAGATGCCCACGGGGTCAGCCGGCACCACGGAGGTCCAGGTCTCAATCAACGGAGATCAGATGCCGGGGCTGCTGCGCGCCTCTATAGCCTCAACGAATTGCTTTTCAGCTGATACCTATTCTCTCACGTTCGCGATGGGCGGCTCGGAGAACATTGCTTTCTGGTCGACTGTCTCTTCTGCTTATCTTGAAGTGACCGCGGTTGTCTCCTCCTTGCTTGGTCCGGCCTATCACGACCTCATCACCGGAATGGCCGACGCAATTCATGTCGATCTTATCCAGCGAACAGTTGGGGTCGAGGGAAGAGATTTGTCATCTTCGTTGGTTGATTCATATCGACAGCAGGATTTTGTCAATCAAAGCGCTTCGGAGATCGTATCCTCGATCGCCCAATATCATAGCCTCCAGCCCGTGGTGACCGCAACAAGTGGCAGCGTTGGCCGTTATTACAGCGACGGGTATACAAAGTTGTCGCTAGGACAGTTTTCTTGTCTGCAGTCAGACTGGGATCTCGTGGTTCAACTTGCCCGACAGAACAATTTTGATGTCTTCGTAGAAGGCCAGTTGCTCTACTTTCAGGCTTCCAATCTTTCTTATAGCTCTCCGGCTGCCCTGTCGTTTCGAGATGTCCAAAGTGCACGGATCGAGAAAAATCTTAGCCTGACGGCTAATGCTGCAGCTAAAGTTCAATCATGGAGCTCCCAGAACATGGCGGCTTATGGTAGCGACGGATCCGGTGGCGGACCGATTGTCAATCAGGGTTCATCCACCGTAAACTTGCCCTTCTTGTTTTCTGGTGCAAACTATACGTCGCAGCAAGTAACAGAACTGGCGGAGCGCTATACTACCGAATTGAATCGATTGCAGACCGTCCTTCGCTTAGAAATGCCGTGGGACCTCTCGCTCTCTCCGCGGACTAGAATTTTGCTAAATGGCACCAACTCTGCATTCGACACGACCTATTTGATTGAAAGTATCGAACGTCACTACAGCCCGACGGCTGGTTCAAAACAGCTCGTCCGCGCGTCCCAGATTTGATGCGCTATTATGGCCGGAGCACATTCCGCACGGAGTCGGTGTGATATGACTAGTACACTATCTAACATCATAAAAGCCCATGCCGCTGGTTTAGATCATTCGGCCGGCCAGGTTAAGTTCGGAACGGTGACGTCGGTCAACACCAACAATGCGACTGCGCGGGTACTTATCCAACCCGAGAGTGTTCTGTCAGGATGGCTTCCTGTGGTATCGCATTGGGTAGGGAATGGCTGGGGGGCGACCTGCCCGCCGCAGCCGGGAGACCAGGTAGTTCTCATCCCCCAGGAGGGCGATGTTGAACAAGGCATCATTGTGGGCAGAGTTTTTTCCGTCAATCAGAAGCCACCTGCTGCGCCACTAGGCGAATTTTGGCTTGTGCATCAGAGTGGTAGTTCACTTAAGCTCTGCAACGACGGAACCGTTCGGATCAACGGCGACCTCCACGTCGCCGGGGATGTCTATGATCGACAGGGACCCCTTTCAGGCCTGCGAGCGCACTACGATTCGCACACTCATACAGTTGCAAATAACGAAACAACAAGTTTACCAACGCCGTTGGACTAGCATAAATGTATGACATTTACCACGAGTGGGGCAGTGATCTGTCGGTTGGCAGCGGTGGGGATCTTGCGCTTGCCTCTGGCTCGGCCGTGGTCAATCAACGCATCTGCCGGAGGCTGCTCACCAATCCGGGCGACTATATATGGAACCTCGATTACGGGGGAGGGCTGGCCCAATTCGTCGGGTTACCGGCGAAACCAGCAGACATCGAAGCAGTAGTAACGACTCAATTGCTTTTGGAGTCTGCGGTTCCAACCACTCCGGCACCTCAAGTGACTACAACGATCGTTGACGCAGCAAACGGGTCTGTCGTGGCTAACATCACCTATGCCGATCCAACATCTCAGCAGCCGGTTACACTCAATGTTAATACAGGGTGACCGACCATGAACTTAAATCTCAAGGGGTTCACCCAACTTATAGAGGATATGAGTGCCGCGCTACAGAGTTCTGCAACGACGCTGATTGACGTATCTGTTGGCTCCGTTGTTCGCGCCATTTTTGAGGCGAATGCGTCGGTTGTTCTCTGGATACAGTGGCTCATCCTCCAGGTGCTTCAGACCACGCGGGCATCGACCTCGACCGGTTCCGATCTTGACTCGTGGATGTTAGACTTCGGGTTAAGCCGCCTGCCAGCCGTTCCCGCGACAGGCATCGTTACATTTTCTCGTTTTGCGCCCAATCTGGCTGCAACAGTACCCGTTGGCAGTATCGTCAAGACCAGCGATGGATCGCTGAGTTTCTCGGTAATGGAGGACGACACTTTATCGATTTGGCAACCCCCGTCGTTAGGGTATATCATTCCCAGCGGGGTGCCTTCCGCCGATCTACCGGTCATGTGTATCACTTCCGGATCGATAGGCAATGTGTTGTCGGGCACGATCAACGTTATTTCGGCGTCGCTCCCGGGGGTTGATCAAGTCAACAATGCAACCCCCCTTTTAAATGGCGTCGATGCTGAGACCGATCAAGCGTTCCGTAGTCGATTTCAGAGCTACTTAGCAAGCCGATCACGGGCGACGCTTGGGGCCGTGCAGAACGCGATCGCCAACGTCCGCCAGGGTCTGGATGTTAGTATAGAGCAAAACACGGCTCCCGGGGGTGGGCCCCAAGTCGGGGCGCTTCTGGTGGTTGTCGACGACGGAACGGGTTATCCTTCTACCGATCTGCTGTCGAGCGTGGCGACCGCGGTGGACGCGGTGCGCCCTGTCGGAACCACGTTTGCGGTCGTGCCCCCACAAGTCCTGATAGTTAACGTCTCCTTGACTGCGGAGTTTGTGTCAAATCGGGTTACGACGACAGAGATACCGGCGATACAAAACTATATAGCTACGTATCTCAATAGCCTGCCCATTGGAAAAATGGCTTCGGTCACCAGGGTGGCGCAACACGCTTATCGCGCGGGCTCTAGCCTGCAAAACATTACGAACATCCAGCTCAATGGAGGCTCTTCCGATCTGGTGCCTTCGGCACTCACGGTGATAAAGGCGGGCCAAGTGGTGGTTTCGACCCAATG